CGTCCGTTTGCAGGGTGCAGTCCCCGCCGCAGCAGGTGGGGTCCGCAGTGGAAGTCACAAGACGTTGAGTAGTAAAAAAAGGGTGAACCTACCAGTAGTTCGGTAGGTTCACCCTTTGGGCGGTGCTTAGTCGATCAGTCCGCTGAGATCGAACTGATGCCTTTCCCGCTCCGGCTTCGGAGTTTGGGCTTCGACTTCAGCTACGAGGTCAGCGTGCGGTTCGAAGGTCGCATCGAGGCAGGCTACGATCTTCGAAAAGTCAGCATCAGCTAAAGTGAAGATGACTTCATAAAGCCGAATCCAGATATACAGTTCGAAGTCCATCTTCTTATAAGCCTGGCTGTAAGACTTTTCATAGCCTTTGATGCCAGCCATCGCATGGATGCCGTCGGCAATCATCTCCCGGACCTTCTCTACTGGAAGCGGGCCATCGACGCCTGCTTCAACGATCTCCTTTGTGATCGCGGTCTTGAGTAACTGGCCCTTCGATGCTTCTGGTTTGCCCGCTTGCTTGCGGGACTTCTTGGCCTTGGCCATGGTAACTTCTCCTTACCATTTAATTAAACATACCTTCCTCATCACAGCCTTTAGGCTGTACGCAGTTATGCAGTTCCCAAAGCCGAGCTTGCTCGGCATTGAATAGCCCAGTACCCCGGACCCCCCCTGTGGCAGGGCGACAGGACGACTGGCTTATAAACAGTGTTTTGCACAAACGATTTGCAGATTTTGTAATTTTCGACCCCTACCTCCTTTTTACGAGGGCACCATATTATCTAACTAGATAATCTATTTTTCTTTTTAGGTTAGATAATACTTATAGAAACTAAAGACTAGATTATCTAGTCTAGATAATATATATACTATACATGAATGAAAAACTTTTTTACGTTTTAGCAGAGGCTGTTGATGCCTACAAGGCTGCCGGACAGCGCGGAAGGAACTATTCCATCCTTGGATATGATGCAGAAAGGCTGGTGAGAAAATATCCGAAATACTACGGTCGCCACAGTGACGGGAAAGTCAGGTTCATAGGAAAGACCGCAGATAAGATTTTGGAAGAATACTGTTCGGAGTTAGGTTACCAGCCTGCGAGTCAGAGATGGCACCAACTCGTGACTGCGGTGATTGAGTTATCCAGAGAAGAAGGACTATAGGTGGATATTTCCACGATAGCGCAGAATCTGGGTTCTTTTCCAGAAAACAAAAAGAAGGAAATCCTCGTACTTCTGGACGAGTTGAACGATGCGAAAACCAGAAGTGCGTCCCAGATGGACTTTCTTACATTTGTGAAGGAAGTCTGGCCTGCCTTTATTGAGGGTGCCCATCATCAGGTCATGTCCGATGCGTTTAATCGTATCGCGAACGGGAGCCTCAAGAGACTGATTGTAAATATGCCCCCACGGCATACCAAGTCGGAGTTTGCATCGCATCTGTTTCCTGCATGGTATCTGGGTAGATATCCAGATAGAAAGGTTATTCAGACAGCCCACACCGCAGAACTTGCAGTGGGATTCGGTCGTAAGGTTCGTAACCTTGTGGGATCGGACGACTATAAGAAGATATTCCTGGATGTGTCTCTGAGTACGGACTCCAAGGCCGCTGGCCGTTGGAATACAAATAAGGAGGGGGAGTACTTCGCTATCGGTGTCGGAGGTGCGGTCACTGGTAAAGGGGCAGATATTCTGATTGTGGATGATCCCCACTCAGAGCAGGAAGCGGCACTTAACGATCCTACTGTCTATGATCGTACATACGAGTGGTACACATCCGGTCCCCGTCAGAGATTACAGCCTGGGGGGGCCATATGTCTGGTGATGACGAGGTGGTCCAAAAAGGATCTGACCGGAAGTATCATCAAGGCGTCGATAGAGAGGGGTGGTGCAGACGAGTGGGAGGTGATTGAGTTTCCTGCAATCCTGCCTAGTGGTAAGCCGCTTTGGCCTGGGTTCTGGCCGTTGGATCAACTTGAAGCACTAAAGGCGGAACTTCCTGTAGGCAAGTGGTCTGCACAGTATCAGCAAGATCCTGCTTCCGAAGAGGGAGCCATCATAAAGAGGGAGTGGTGGCAGGAGTGGAAGGAGAAAGATCCGCCAAACTGTGAGTTCGTTATCCAGTCGTGGGATACAGCCTTTCTTATAAAGGAAACTGCCGACTATAGTGCCTGTACCACATGGGGTGTTTTTACGAACGAAGACGGGGTTACGAATATCATACTGTTGGATGCGTTGCAGGAGAGGCTGGAGTTTCCTGATCTAAAGGTCAGGGCGATGGAAATGTACAAGGAGTACGAGCCGGATGCGTTTATCGTGGAGGCCAAGGCGGCAGGTACTCCCCTTATCTTTGAATTACGCAGAATGGGAATTCCGGTAGGCGAGTATGTTCCAAGCAGGGGCAAGGACAAGGTTGCCAGGGTAAACGCCGTATCGGATATTTTTTCTTCCGGTCATGTATGGGCACCCAAAAAGAGATGGGCAGAGCTGGTTATAGAAGAGTTCGCTGCTTTTCCTACTGGAGATCACGATGATCTGGTAGATTCGGGTACGCAGGCACTCCTTCGTTTCCGGCAGGGCGGTTTCATCCCGATTGAGAGCGATGAGCCTATGAGCGAATTGCTTCCTGGACGTAAGGCAGACTACTATTGATATTGACTATAAGTTCATGTTGCATCATTCTGTTCTGATACTTTGTAGAGGAGTATGCAGTGCCGATAGATAGACCGCTGGACCCGCTCTTCGGTGTAGACGATTTAGATATGGGCGTCGATGGCCTGACCGTTGTAGAGGATCAGGAGATCCCGGAAGACTCCATGCTTACCGAAATGGATGATGGTAGCATGGTGGTTGACTTCGATCCTATGGCACCCGAAGGAGAATCTGTAGATTCCTTTCAATCTAATCTGGCCGAACATATCGATGACGATGAATTACGTTCTATGGCCATAGATCTGATATCGAAGTTTAATGCGGATAGAAGTAGCAGGTCCGACTGGGAGCAAACTTACGAGCAGGGACTCGACCAGCTTGGGCTGGAGATTGAAGAGCGTACTACCCCCTGGGCCGGAGCTTGCGGCGTCTTCCATCCTATGTTGTCCGAAGCCGTGGTCAGATTCCAGAGTCAGACGATTCAGGAGATCATGCCCGCGCAGGGTCCGGTTAAATGTCATATATGGGGCACCTCTACTCCTGAGGTAGAAAAGCAGGCACAGAGGGTTAAGGAGTATCTGAACTATCAGCTCATAGAGGTTATGACCGAGTACCGTTCAGAAACCGAGAAGCTTTTGTTCAGCTTACCTCTTGCAGGGTCCGCCTTTAGAAAAATCTACTTTGATCCTTCTCTTGGTAGACCCAGCTCCATGTTTGTTCCGGCAGAGGATTTTGTTGTTGCTTATAATGAGGCGGACTTGGAGCAGGCTGAACGGTACACCCATACAATGACCAGAAGTACCAATCAGATAAGAAAGCTCCAAGTGAGTGGGTTTTATAGAGATGTTGAACTCACGCCCTCCGATGTTGAACAAAATCCAGTAACTAATAAGTACATAGAAATTGGAGGCGTGAAGCCGTCTTGGGACAAGGATGAGCGGCATCAGCTTCTGGAAATGCACGTTGACATGGACCTCCCTGGCTTTGAAGACCAGGATGGGGTCGCGCTTCCCTACGTTATCACGATAGAGAAGGGTAGCAGCACTATATTGTCGATTTATAGGAATTGGACCGAAGACGATCCACATCGAATAAAGAAACAACATTTCGTCCACTACGGATACGTTCCTGGGATCGGCTTTTATAATCTTGGTTTAATTCATATGATCGGCGGACTTGCCAAGTCTGCTACAAGCGTGCTTCGGCAGCTTGTCGATGCAGGCACCTTGTCAAATCTTCCTGGAGGATTGAAGACTCGTGGACTCAGAATCAAGGGCGATGATACGCCGATTATGCCAGGAGAATTCAGAGACGTTGATGTGCCGGGAGGGGCGATCCGTGACAATATCACCTTCCTTCCTTATAAAGAACCTTCTTCGGTCCTTTATCAGTTACTTGGTAATATCGTGGAGGAAGGGCGCAGATTCGCGTCGATGGCTGATCTGAAAGTAGCAGACATGAATCAAGAGGCTCCGGTAGGAACTACTCTTGCAATCATGGAACGGGCAATGAAGGTGCAGTCTGCTATTCAGGCCAGGATTCATGCGAGCCTTAAGCAGGAGTATAAGATACTGGCGGAGATTATCAGGGATTACACAGATCCTGCATATCCATATGAAACACAGGGCGGACAGGAGATTAAGGTTGAAGACTTTGATGATCGTATTGATGTTGTGCCTGTTTCGGACCCCAATGCGTCCACTATGGCACAACGGATCATGCAGTACCAGGCGGCATTACAATTAGCACAGCAGTCGCCAAATCTGTATGATCTACCGCTGCTGCACAGGCAGATGATGGCACTTATAGGAATTCCGAATTCAGATGAGGTTGTGCCTGACCGGGATGAAGTGCCTCCGAAAGATCCGGTTAGAGAGAATCAGGATCTTCTTACGATGGCACCCGTCAAGGCATATGAGTATCAAGACCATGAAGCTCATATGCGTGTTCATATGGTAATGAAAAGCGATCCGCAGTTATCCCAGGAGGTTCAGAATAGTCCTGCTGGTGGTGCGGTTATGGGTGCCCTCGATGCCCACATACGGGAACACCTCGCATTCGTATTCCGCAGACAGATAGAGGTTGAACTTGGAATGTCGCTACCATCGATGGATGAGCCTATACCGGATGGTGTCGAAAGAAGGTTGAGTAGCCTGATTGCCGATGCCGCAGATCAGATGATGGGCAAGAAACAGCAGCAGGCTCAGGCGCAGAAAGATGCAGAGATGCAGCAAGATCCTATTATCCAGCAGCGTGAGCGCGAAATTGCTATACGCGAAATGGAAGCCCAAGGAAAACAGCAGTCCGATATGGCGAAGCAGGATCTTGAACAACAGAAGCTGGCAGCTTCGGTAGAGCAGGATCAGGCCGAAGTCATGCTTGAGCGTCAGAAGCTTTCACTGCAAGAGCAGAAGATGCTTCTGGATGCCGAACAGTTCGAAGAAATGCAGGAAGTTGAGGGATACAAGACCCAACTGGCAGAAGACAGAAAAGATGCCGAGGAAGAAATGGAAGGATACAAGACTGCTCTTGATATAGAACAGAAGGATATGGATAGGAGATCAAAGGGTGAGTGATGATGTATTGTCTTTGCTTAAGAAAAAATTTCGTAAACAGATGAATGAGCTTGCTGACCATCTTGCGCTTGGCTCTGCCAAGGATATGGAAGAGTATCGAAAGGTGTGCGGTATAATAGAGGGCTTGGCTTGGGCTGAAAGAGAAGTTATTGATATAGAAGACAGACTCAGGGAGTCTTGATTAGAAAGATGAAATGGGATATCGCAGTTCGTTTAGCTAAATATTTTGGAATTATCAGCTCGAAGAAGTCTGATGAGTGGGTTGAGAATGACTACCGTCCTTTTTATTTTGAAATCAATGATGACGGAGAGCTTTTTGCCGTTCCGGTAGAGCTGGACGATGAGGATGAGAAGGAAACGCTCAATTAGGGTGCAAATTTAACGAGAGGTCTGATGACTACACTCGCGCAGGAAGTAGAAGGGCAGTTGATAGGACTAGAAGAATCTACAGAAAGCGAATCTCCCCGGTTCGCAAGGCAGTTGCCGGAGCCAAAAGGCTATAAACTGCTGATCGCACTCCCCGAAGTTGAAGAAACTACGGAAGGTGGCATCGTAAAATCGGCACAAGCCCAGCACGAAGAGTCGATTTCTACTGTTGTGGGCTGGGTTGTGTCCATGGGGCCTGATTGCTACTCCGAATTTACCCGATTTCCCACTGGTCCGTATTGTCAGGTGGGTGATTTTGTCATCTTTAGGGCATTTAGTGGTACAAGAATCAAGATTCATGGCAAAGAGTTTCGTTTAATCAACGATGATACCGTAGAGGCGGTCGTAGAAGACCCCAGAGGCGTGGAAAGGGCCTAAGATGAGCGAAGAAACTGGAAGAACGAGCGAAGAAGATAAGTTTTTAGGTGTCAGAACTACGATTGAACCTCCCGTGGAGACAGAAACAAGTGCAGAATCGGGTGAAATCGACATTAAGGTCGTAGATGATAGGCCGGAAGAGGATCAGGCCTACCCAACTCCTGAAAAATCGGAATCGGAGCTTGATGATTACGGTACAAAGGTTCAAAAACGTATTAAAAAGCTGAGAAGGGAGTTCCATGAGGAGCGGAGGGCCAAAGAAGCGTCCGACAGGCTTGCAAATGAGGCCGTTAACTACACGCAGAGCCTTCAGGTCGAAAATCAGCGGCTGATAAAGCTTGTTCAGAACTCCCAGGATGCTTTAACGCAGCAAAGTAAGCATAGAGCGCAAGCTTCCCTGTCTATTGCCGAAGAAAACTTCAAAAAAGCGCATGAATCGGGCGATCCGGGGGCAATTGCAAGCGCACAGAAGGATTTAACGAATGCACAGCTCGCTCAGGCCTATGCGCCGTCGGTTTCCCAGAAAATTATCGATAATTGGAAGCGTGAGGTGCTTGCCGAAGGTAATGTTGCTCCTGAGCAGCAGCAGCATGTCCCCCAGGAGCAGGTGGAGCCTGATCCGAAGGCCATAGAGTGGCAGGAACGTAATCCATGGTTCGGTACAGACACAGAAATGACGAGTCTTGCTTATGGTGTGCATGAGAGGCTTGTAAGAGACGAGGGTGTTGACCCAGATACGGATGAATACTATCAATTGATTGATCAACGCATGAAAGAGATCTTTCCTGTGCAATTCAGTGGAGATAATAGCAGCTCAGATGGAGCTGTAGTTGTTGAAACTGCACCACGCCAAAAGGCGAATCCGGTAGTCGCTCCAGCCGTCAGAGGCGGTGGCCCGACGCCGAGCAGAGTTACGCTGACACAGACCCAGGTAAGACTCGCGAAACGTCTGGGACTCACGCCCCAACAATATGCGGCACAGCTTATGAAGGAGACAGCTAATGTCTAAAGAACGCGCTTCACGGGAGCCGAGAGAACTTGAGACTCGTGAGAACGAGACTCGTGATACTTCTTGGGAGCCTGCATCTATTTTACCTGATCCCGATCCTCAGGATGGATGGGTCTTCAGGTGGGTAAGGACATCCATGGTTGGCAACGCCGATAACACGAATGTTTCTAAGAAATTTCGTGAGGGTTGGGAACCAGTCCGTGCCGAAGATCACCCCGAACTCCATATTATGAGTGATCATAAATCTGAGTGGGGTGCAAAAGGTAACATTGAAGTCGGTGGACTTTTGCTCTGCAAAGCACCAAAAGAAGTCGTTGACAAAAGACGCGATTATTACAGCCGTCATGCCGACGCACAGATGCAAGCCGTCGATAACAACTATATGCGTGAGAACGATCCTCGGATGCCTGTTCTTGCGCCAGATCGTAAAACTCGTGTGGCATTTGGGGGCGGAAGCCGCTAATGCCCATTCATTAACTTAGGAACTAATTACCATGGCTTCTTCAGCAAAACCATACGGTGCAAGACCGATTGGCACGCTGAGTGCTTCCGGCTCATGGACGAGTAAAGTGAGGCACTTGCCGATTGCCAGTACATACGGTACTGCGCTTTTTAACGGTGATTTCGTAACGGTTCATACAGATGGTACTATCATTAAAGATGCTGGTACTACTGCGTTGAATTCTGCCGGAATCTTCGTGGGTTGTTCCTACACACCAAGCACAACGAATCAGAAGACGTTTAACACGCAGTGGCCTGCGTCTACAACGGCAACTGATGCGATGGCTTATGTGATTGACGACCCGAATGTTGTATTCCAGATGCAAGGCGACGAGGCTCTTAACACTACAGATCGCGGATTGAATGCCGCAGTAGTGCAGACGGCTGGTAGCACTAGCATTGGAAAATCGAAGAATGCACTTGATGCGAGTACACCAGCGACAACTGTGACGCTACCACTCCGTATCATCGACTTTGTTGATGGCCCGGATAGTAAGCAACCAGTTGGAACAACTGCTAGTGATACTTATCCAGATGTCGTGTGCGTCTTCAATTGGCCGTCGAGCGTGACGGTTTCTCCCCATCAATACCGACGAGCCACTGGGCAATAGGAGAAACTAACTAATGGCTATTTCACGCGCACAACTTCTCAAGGAACTGCTTCCTGGGCT